TCCTAATGTTCTTCTACGAAATGATGGTGAGGTTGGCAAATTTTTGGAAGAGGCTGCTTTGATGGTTCGTGACGTTGATTCTGTACCTGTTCAACCAGCTTTGACGGTTTCTCTGACTGAGCTTGAGACTCGTTTGGCGAATTTGATTCAACGAGGTGAGGCTTTGAGACCGCGAACTAAGATTGCTGCTCGCGGGGCATTGACGTCCTCGTTGATTTTGTTACGCTCAAAGGCTCTGGATTTGAATACTTTGATTCGATCTTGTTCAACTCGGCATGCACCATTTTCAGTTTTATTGTATGGACCGCCTAAGATTGGGAAGACATCTGTTTCGGAGTTACTGTTTTCTCAATTTCGGCTAACAAATCCTATTCGAGCAATTACTGGTAATGGTAATGATTTACCGACAAATGGCATTTACACTCGAACTTTAAAGGAGGAGTATTGGTCTTGTTATATGAATTCCTATTGGGGAATTTTTTATGATGATCTAGGCCAAACTAATCCTAAAGTACCTGAGTTTGCAATGGAGATTAATGAGATTGTTCAAGTTGTAAACAATGCAATGTTTTTCCCAAATATGGCAGCTGTTGAAGATAAAGGGAAACGTTATGTCTCACCTCTTTTTGTCTTAGCTACATCCAACAATCGTGACTTGAACTCACACCATGCTGTGCGGAGTCCAGGGGCCGTTTTACGACGGTTTCCATTTGTTATTACTCCAAAAGTGAAACCTGAGTTTGCGAACGGTCACACACTTGATGGATTGCGTGCAGCTGGTCATTTGGATTTATGGACCTTTGACGTGGAAGCTACAGTTATTCAGACAGTTGATGGACGAGATCGTATTTCTTACGACCCAATCCTCACTAATGCAACTACTGCGGAGATGTTGGCTTGGTTCCATGAAGCCAGTTTAGTCCATTTTCGGCAACAGATGAGTGGAAGCTCGTTCACGGAAAGATTGCGAACCGGAGGTGCCTGCACCCGATGTGGAGTTCATGAAGCTTTTTGTACCTGCCCACCAAATATCGATGTTCAGGGGTTGGCTAAAAACGCCAAGTTTGTTCCATATTTAGGTTGTGCACTACTTTTGCCTTTTTTCTCACAGTGGTTACTTGGGACCATTTTGCTTTACCGCTTGTCTGTAGCTCCACCTTTGCGTTATGCTTGTTGGATGCTAAGATTGAATTACGTTTTTGAACCTGAAGATGAAAGCACATTCTACAGAGGCTTACGCCTTTTCTGTAATAACTTTGTGCGATTCAATCGGGTTGACAATGCGCTTTTCTTCTCAATTGTTTATGCCAATGAGTTGAGGTTACGTTTGCGGAACTGTGCTTCATTGTTCGGACGTTTGTTCGTTCAACGAACTCGAGCGTTTGCCACAGATCTTGGGCTGCGTTTGTTAACATATGAGGCTGATAGGACTACTTTCATTCGAGCTAACCCTCGACGTATAGTTTTGTTCGCATCTATTTTAGCAACAGCCGCTTTTGTTCATTGGTTTTACACCGCCGTTAATACTGTTGTCCCTCAAGGGAAAGATTCTGGCGAGTGTGCTAAGAATCTTGAAGGCGTTAAACCACAAGAATCAGCAGAACCGATGGGAAACCCTTGGAAAATTAGCGCCCCTATTGCTTTTTCACACTTCGTTCCAACGGCTGGATCCACAACTTCACCTGACATTTTTGAGAAGATGATTTTGTTGAATACGGCTATTGTGACGTTCGATGGGGCCAAAACCTCCATTCGAGCCATCAATGTGTATGGTCAGTACTGGCTATTCCCTTCCCATTTTGTACGAACTGTTGTCAAGAAAGATATTGTTCAGGCCAAGTTTGTTCGGGCTATGAATGTGTGTGACGATGGTTGTTATGGGGGGGGCGTGGTTACTTTGGATAAGAGGGATGTGGTATATGATCCTAACTCTGATTTCTGTATCTGGCGAACTACTTTGCCGCCAGGCGGTAATCTTGTTAGGTTTATGACCCGCATACCTCCAAGGTCTTTGTCCGCCACATGTCTTTTCTCTCGTTTATCTGGAGGTAATCAGCGAATTTTGGCAAATCCTCTTGTGATTTCAGATATGCCATTACCTCAGATTTCCGTTTACAACGGATTCGATTCCCAGAAGATTTTTCGAGTTGCTACGTATCGGGATTCCTTTCTTTCTGAAAATGGAGACTGTGGTTCACCCGTTTACGTAGCGGAAAATGGAAGATGTTTCCTTATTGGCGCTCACGTGGGTATGAATTCATCTTCGCCCGATTTGAAATTTGTTTCCGTCTACCCTTATGAGTGGTTGGTTTCTGTACAACCATCTTCATGTGTGATTCAGGCTCAGATTGATTTTCGTGATGAGAGAGGCAATGAGTATGTGGTTTCTGATATTCATTCAAAGTGTCCAATTCGGTTTGAAGGTGCTTGTGAAGATTGTACGGCAATACCTTTGGGTAGACTCTCTGTGCCTATTCACCATTTCAAATCTTCTGTTTCAGACACTATTTTTCGGTCTTTTTGGGAGAAAAAAGGGCTTTCGACAAATAAAGTTCGACCATCCTTTAAGGATGTACCTTCTTGGTTGCCTAAGAGATTGTTTTGTTTGAATTTGAAGTCGAAGGATTTTTTTAATCCTCGTGATTTGCAGAAATGCTGCGATCATTATTTGGCTAAGATTTTGCGAATTCCATTCAGTTCTCGTAGACAGATGGTGATTATTGATGAGGAAACGAATTTGTATGGATCACCTTCCAATGCGTTTATGAATAGTATGGAAATGAGCACTGGAGCTGGTTTCCCTTACTTTCGAGCAAAAAACAAAGTTTTGGAACCATGTTTTCACGAACGTTTTCCTAATGGGACATACCGTCTCACCGAATCTGTTCGATGTCGGATTGATGAAGCTCAGAATAAGCTCTTATGTGGCGTGCGACCGAATTTCGTGTTTAATGCTTCTTTGAAGGATGAACCGATCTCTGAGGAAAAGATGCGGTTGGGAAAATTGCGGATTTTTCAGGCGATTGGCCTTGAAGGTTTGTTTCTGATGCGAAAATTCTTTTTGTCTGGCATAGCTTGTTTTCAGTCTTGGAATTTTTACACCGAAGCTGCTATTGGGATGGACGCCACTGGACCTGATTGGGATGATTTGTATTCCTACATGAATTCAGATGGGTGGAACTTCTTTTGTGGCGATTATTCAAATTACGATCAGAACATGTCGTCTTCAGTGTTAATTAGTTCGTGGAATATCATTATTGATTTCATTGCTAGCTCTGGGAATTTTTCTGAAGATGCTATTCGCGTTATGAAGGGAATTGCCATTGAGTGTAGTTATTCGATTGTGAACTTTTTCGGCGACATTTTGTGTTTGAACGGAACCAACCCATCCGGACATGCATTGACGGTGGTCATAAATAGCATAGCAAATAGTTTGTATATGCGCTATGCTTATTTGACCATTATTGGTGAATTGGACTCATTTGAGGACAATGTTCGGATGATGACTTATGGGGACGACAATATGGTTTCTGTTTCACCTCGAGTCTCTGTCCTCTTCAATCAAATTTCGACATCGCAAGCCCTTGGGAAGGTTGGCGTCATTTATACTGATGCGAATAAATCCGGGGCCATTGCTGCTTTTAGCAGTTGTTTGTCTTTTTTAAAAAGAGGATTTGTTGTCCGGGATGGCTTGACTTTTGCCCCTTTGGAGATTTCTTCCATTCATAAGATGTTATTGCTTGGTGTCCGGTCTCGCTCAGTACAAGTACAAGATCAGAGTGCTGATATTTTGCTTAGTGCTTTGAGAGAGGCATTTCACCATGGCAGGGATTATTTTCAGATTTTCCGTTTGGAGATTGAAGAATGTGTCCTTGCTCATGGTCTTGGTGAGTGGGTGGCTCAGAAGGGTGGTTTACCCACCTATGAAGAGTTGCTTGCAAACCGTTTAGCGAAGGTGTCACGGAGATCTGTGATGGAGAGACTTTTTCCTCCCACAGATCTTTGCGTACAAAGTGTTGACTGGCCTAACTCACAGGTCATGAACCAAAGAGAGGCCCGTGGCATAGTTACCTATCCCGACCACCTTGAAAACGAATTCATGGTTGGGAGATGGGATGACACGGGTTGGACCTGGGGCAAACCCCCAAATGCCTATTCAGGCTTGTTTTGGTCCTACACATTCGTTTTCTGCTGCCCTAATTTTGAGTCAGATGGGGCAAAAGACCGACTCGCTGCTCTTTATAAATTTTTTGAGAAGGATTCTGGACCAAAAGTGGGTTATTCATCACGCAAACCGAAAGATGTGCCCACCATGGTCAGAGGCGAATATGAAGATTTTTTTTCTCGCCCATTGCTGATTAAGACTTTGCAAATCAGTGAAGGTGCGACAGTGAATGAATCGCTCTCACCATGGTATGATTATTTTTCATCACCGATGGTTTGGGCAAAGATTCAGGGTTTCTCGAAGATGCGCTGTAATTTGCACATTAAGATCATGGTCAATGGGTCACCATTTAGGTTTGGGGACATGCTAGTGTCTTACAAACCATTATGGGCATCCAAAGCCGGATCAAGTGCAAATTTTTCGAGCGCTCAATTGCCTTTTTTTTCAGGAGGAGTGTGCGCTGGTGACTTGGATTCGAATATGAGTTTAACTTGGATGAATTCAGTCACTACCGCAGAAAGCACTTTGATGACAAGGTCTCAACGATTGTCATCTCACCTCGTTTACTCGTTGAATCAAGGATGCGAGTTAACATTACCGTTTATACATTTTGACAATGCTATTACTTTGGCAGATAATTTAACAACTGCCATTGATAATAACTTTACTGAGATGAATTTGCGGTCAATGGGAACTTTGCATATGGATACTGTAGTTTCTCTACGGAGTACAGCAACGGCTTCGTCTGACCCAGTAACTGTGACTGTCTATGCTTGGGCCTCTGATATTGAGTTATGGGCCCCGACTGGACTTACTGTTCAGGGCACTGACGAGTATTCAGATGCTGCTTCGACTAAACCGTCGCAAATCGCTTCTACGATTGCATCTGCTGCTGGCAAGTTGGGTGGGGTTCCTATTATAGGTCCTTATGCTTTAGCCACGCAGATTGCTTGCGACTCAGTCAGTTGGTTTTTGCGACTGTTTGGGTGGTCTAATCCTCCGATTATCACTGGAGTACATGCCGTTACTTTGCAACAGGCTTCTTTTTTGAATCCAAATCCGTTGGTATCTTATGCTGATCCAGTTGTTGCTTTGGACCCTAAGAATGAGGTCACAGTTGACCCTGCCACTGTGGGTTGTACAAATGTGGATGAGTTGAGTGTGAAATCTTTTTGTGCTCGACCGTGCCTTGTTGAAACCAATATGGTTTGGCAGCCTAGCGATGCAACACACACTTTTTTGGGATTTTTTCCAGTCTCACCTGAGTATACTCAAGCTGTTACTGTTGGTCAAACTGAATCGCCATCAGCTAATAGTGTTAAGTATACCATGTCTCCACCGTGCTATTTAGCTCAGTTATTTGATTTTTGGCGTGGAACTTTTTGTATCAGGCTCCGGGTTGTATGTAGCCAATTTCATCGTGGTCGTTTGGCTGTTGCATGGGAACCTACGTGCAAAATCCAAGAACCTGACATAACCAAACCAAATATGATCACTGACGTTTTGGACCTGGCTTCCAGTAATGAGCTGACTGTACGCATTCCTTTTGTCACACATAAAGGAATGCTCAATACTTTGCAGGCCCCTTCAAGAAAGTTCAATGCGTCCAAAACGAACGACTGTGGTTGGGGAACAAGATCCGGGACTCCAGTTGCTGTTAGTGGTGTTGATTACGCTGATTTTTACAACGGGTTTGTCTATGTTTACGTTCTTAATGAGCTTCAGGTCGCGGATACCAGTGCCGATGCTGTGGTTTTGGTAGAAACATGGATGGAGGATATGACGTTTGCATCCCCCAGTACTGATTTCTGTACCATGCCAACATCAGGTAACATTTCGCACCCATGGAGTTCGCGTGGGGTAAGCAATTTTTCTTACACCAATTTTACCGCACAGGGTATTGAAGCCCCAGATGATACGGCTGTTGAAGATTCTATTGAATCCATTTCAAATGAGGAGATGGTGAGTCGTGTGTATGCTGGTGAGTATGTCCCTTCGGTGCGTTCATTATTGCACCGTTCATATCTCCATTATGCGCTTTGCGGCTATACATCTACTCTACGAGATCGGGCATACATTAGATCGGAGATTCACCCACGTTTTCCACTTCCGAACAACTCGAAGGGTATTGGTTATCGGAATGTCATAGCTGCTCCGTCGACTGGGACCAACTTGAGCACGAATTTCTACCGTACAACACCTATTGCTTACTTGACGGCTTGTTTTGTTGGGTATCGTGGTTCATTAGTCTGGAAGGTTACGAACCCAGACCCAGATTCTGGAGGAGCGACGTTTACGGTGTTGTCTCGTACTTGTGCTGTTGAAGAAGGCGCTCCGGCAACTCAAGAGCAGGTTATTGATTCGATTAATACCAACCCAAATGTTTTCAAAACTTTTTTGGGTTCTTGCTCTTCAGGTGCGATAAGTGCGAATGCTTCGCCTAGCATTGCTTCCTCTGGTGTATTCCCTATGTATTCCGATATGCGGATGCACTCTGGGAATTTGGGTTGTCTGGGAAGATTTCCGGATATTGAATACACCACCCCTCGTTCTATGAAGAAGGACTTTTTGAGTCTTGTTTCTTATTTTCCCATTCCTCGGGTCGATCTCTCAGACGGAAATTTCGGTTTCCGCCATTCGCTTTTGTCGGTGGCTGCTGGAACAGATTTTTCGCCGTTTGGATTCGTTTCTGTACCCGATGTTTGGGTATCAACATACTCGTGATTTCCTTAGGAACAACAAAACCCGCGTGAGGGGTT